GTTTTAGTGTGAGGCTGTAGGGCCTAGTTGACTCTACAAGATGCCTCTCACTTCCGGACAAGGGGTTTAGGGAACCCGTTGTACGACAACTTAACTCCCTTTCAGGAGGTAAATCGCCAGCCGAACGTGAAAGACACTTTGCCAGCGCCGGATCCCCCGTGAGGGGATCGGGGACAGCAGGCGACGACGCAACCCAATGTAGGTATTCGCCACACTGGTACTTGCGGTGCCACCTTCGGGACGGAGCCACTTCGCTGTGGTGAGTCCACCCGATAGCAGGGGTTCCTCTGGTTACCTTGCACAGATTGAACCACGCACCGAGATCCTCAGGGACTTCGGGAACATGGGGCAATGGGCCAAGGCAGGCTTCCACGGCCTCTCGGAGGGCCGCGGCCGTTTGGCGGTAGCCAGCTTTCTCAAGCTGGTTTCCCGTTGAGACGGAAGAGAGAACGCCCGAAGAATCGACTCGATCTGTCGGAAGGTCACGACGGAGGTAGACCGGAGTCACCTCCAAGCCGTCATAACAATCCGAGCCGCAAGACTCCCTGAACTTGCCAGTCCAGAAAGACTTGCGCCTGTTTACCAGAAAGCCGAGGGCTTCCAGGTCATCGCAGATCGCTGACGCCTCGTTTGCGGGAACGACCAGGTCGTCACCGTAAACGTACACGTCTCGTCCTAGCTCTTGGACGAGCCGCGTGGTAGGAAACCTCCCAGACCTGAGAACCCGTGATGCAACGACGCCTGTGAAGAACGCCATTGCCTCTACGGGGAAACAGGTTGCGGAGCCCATCGACGCAAACTTCTTTAGGGGGATGATATCCCCGGACGGAAGTTGCGCACGCGTGGAACGCGCTGAAAGCAGCTTTTCCAGGAAATCTGGAGCGGCCGCGAACAACGCCTCCACATGTGACAATGAAACCCTGTCGCTAGCCTCTTTCATGTCAAGCGTTCCGTATTTACGGTCGGCCGAACTAGAAAGAGCTAACCCCTGGTTAACCGCCTGCGAGGTGAAGTTCACCCTGCCAGCGGTTACGTTCCCCCTTTCGAGGGCCCTAACCAGAAGCCGCTTTAGACCCTGTTGTGCGTATTGCATGCACTTAGGTTCTATAGCGATTACTCGAGGAGTTTTCAAAGTCTTAGGGACGAGCGTAACCCTCACGGGTTTCTCGTCACCGGGCTCAGTGAAGACTGGCCAGGTGCCTGCAGCCCAGTCCGTGAGGACTGGTACGAGTGATCTTGACCCACGTCCGTACTGGATGTAGGTAAGACCCGCTCTACTGAGGCGTCTATGCCAGGTTTCGAAACGCCACTTCTGGTTTCCCATGTGACGCTCCTGCGTCTGCCCCGGTCCGTGACTCGGAACGATCTCACCCCTGAGGACAAGACCATCCAGATCGAGAGTAAGACATAGTAGTCTTGCAACGATCTGAAAATACCGACCCAGCTGACCAGTCGGCGACACAACCTCACTGTCGCATCGGATAAACCCATCGATCGCGTCCTTCGTGCGCTTCGCAGTGCACGGTCTAAGGATCTTCTTGCCGAACAGGCAGAATTGCCTGATGGCTCGAATGCAATCGACCGAGGGCTCACCCAATAGGGAGCCATCCTTGTCGAACACCTTTCCTAGAAATCCCTGCAGGAATGCGGGAATTTCTCTGCCTTTCGCTTGTTTGAACGAGCGTATGGCAGCCGAGGAAAGCCGTTCTTCATCGAGGCCTCTCTCGAAGCCCTGACAAAAACTCGGAAGGACGATGGTAATGAAACTGTCGCCCTCGTGTTCGACTCTCGACCGCAACGTTTGAATGTCGCGGCGAACGTCGACGTCACACTTCCTCCCACAATCACGCAGGAGGACCTCAAGGAGCCCTACGAGGCTTTTCACGAAGCCCCCTTTCGGGGTAGTTCGTCCAAGGTGAAACCCTTTCCCTTGATAGCCCCGCATCCAGGCATTCCAGCCTGGGAGACTTGTTAGGTCTCGCCGTTGATCAACTTCAACGCGGTCGCCGACACGAGCCACCCAGTCAAGGCGTTAACCAAGTTCTGGGCGTCACTGGGAAGAATCCCAGCCGTCGGAAAATCCACGGTTACGGTAGCCGACATGCCCGCAGCGATTGAATTCGCCGGGACAAGCGGATCCGTAACATAGGAATCGCGCGTCAGTCGCGCGACGGCCCGATTTCGACGCTTGAACGCATGAGAGACCACCAGAGTGTAGATGGTCCCAGCATCATTCAGACGGTACGTCGAGGACTCGGAATCGCTGCCAGTCTTGGCCAGCGACTTCGCCACTGCGGCATACGTGACTGACTGAGGATCGGATAACACTTCGGAACTCCTAAAGGGATCTATCTAACTGAACTCCGGGATAAGCCCAGAGCAGCGAGGATGGCCAACTGACGGCTCGTGAGAGACGCCAGCGTGACACCCAAACCAAAAGGATTACCGCCTCCGGACCGCAACTTCGTCTCTGTTTTGGTAATAGAGGCGAAGCGATGATTACCCCCAGGGATGTTTATGTCAAACATCGGGATAATCTTCGTGTCCCACGAAGTATCACACGTGTGTGTGACCGTCGTGCGTACATGCTCCATTATGAAGCTGTACCGGCAGACGTAGTCGACGGCTGTTGGGCTAATATTGGCGATTACATCGCCAGCATTGCCGAACCAATCGATTAGCCATGACCAGGGCATCACCTCCCAGATTAACTCGGGCGTAGGGAACGCTCCGAATAAAGCTAGGCGTGCGCGCAAGGTCCATGCACTCGAAGTAACGTCGGGTATCCAGTATGTGTAACATGCTGAATACCAGACCTTCTTCTGAGTACGGGTCGTCGATCTAACGAGACTCGTGCCCGTAGTCCATGTAGGAGGGGCACCGAACACGTTCGCAAACGGGTACGGGTAAACCGCTTCCGTAAGCGTCGACGAGTCCTCGTTCGTGAGCACTCTTTTCCGGCGGATTCCCTTTCCGTTGTTACGGATAAGGGTCGCCATCTCCTTGTCAATTCTCTGCCAGAGGCTGTAAACCTCTTTTAGATCTTTGACAAAGGGCTGCCAACCGAAGACGACGTTCAGATACTCGGGCCCGAGGGCCCGGAACTGAGCCACCATCGCTCGGAGGTACGATCCCAAACCAGAAAGTGGTATTTGACGCCACATTCCGGAACGGTAAAGTGCCTTTCCAGGTGTCACAGGGAGATCACGGAGCTCAATTAAGAACTGTCCGAGACCTGCGAGTGGCCTACCCGGCCGAGTCCGGGCATAGCCGGTTGCATACGGAACGAGCAATCGCTCCTTTTGCGCCGACCATGGAACCGGAGGAGACAGCGTGGCCAACCTGAAGCTCGCACCTGG